TGGTATTGACATAAGATACAGTCGTGCTATAATATAGATAGCACCTTAAGATATTAAATAAATAATATCTTTAAGTGAAAGGGATTAAAAGTCCCTTGTAATTACAAGAGAACTTTAATATTGCTTATTACATTTTATAGAGCTCTGGTGAAAAGGCGTAATACCTCTTCGATACAAAACTAATAACTAGCCTCTATAAAAATATAGTAAGCAATATCCACAAACACAGGCTTCTGATTTAGACAGCTTTAATATTGAGAACAGTTAATAACTCTATTGGTATTTACTTACCTTTATCGGCAGTCGTTGTTTGTGAATTAAAGCTCATTAAAGGAATACAATAGAATAATTGTTTATTAACAGAGGAGGTTGTTATATTAGTTTATAGACGAAGTATAGACATAGTGATTATAAGGCTATAACCTTTAAATTGCTTTAGACCTCCGCTTTTAGCAAACAATTAATCACACAACTAAATACTGTTGAAAGGCTTACGTAACCTTTGAACTATGAATACAATAGACTTAAATCTTAAAGAGATAACAGGCTAATTTTTGCCGTTGTCTTTTATTTTATATGAAATCAATAGAACAAGAACAAATAGATGCAGTATTAAATTGCGACCACGATTTTTATGGTGATATCTCACAAGATAAAAATAAAGATGGCGTAGCTGATGCAAAGATATTTTGTGATAAATGTGGACTACACTATATTGTAATAGCTAAAGTCTTACAAGAAGAATATAATAAGTTAAATGCACCTAAGCCTTGCACTACTATAGAAGTTAAAATCACTAGCGAGGGAGGACAATTAGAAAAGGTTTACAATAAAGAAGAATTAAAGAATCTACCATTTTTTAATAACTTATTAAGAGAACACAAAAACCAAAATGAAACTAAAAGCAGATAAAAAGAAGAAACCTAAAAAGACTATTAAGGACATAAAGAAAATAACAAAGTTATATGCCAAATAAGAAAGAAGAAAAGTTAAGCCCTAGAAGAGAGTTATTTTGCAACCTTTACACTAGCAACGACAGGGAAATGTTCGGCAACGGAGTACAGAGTTATATAGAAGCTTATAACCCAGATACATCAAAACCTAACTGGTATAAAACAGCTTGTTCTACTTCTTCACAAATCTTAAGTAATCTTGAGGTTACGAATAGAATCAATGAATTGCTAGAACAGCAAGGATTTAACGATGAGAATGTTGAAAAGCAACACCTCTTTATTCTTAACCAACACGTTAATGTTCCAGCTAAGATGAAAGCTATAGATAGTTACTATAAACTTAAAGGAAAGAACCCAACGGAAACTATTATTATAAAGACAGAAGATAAAGATAAAGCTAAGAATATTTTAAACGATTATCTAAATGACAATACAAGAAATACTACAGGGGGAGAATAAAGGAGAAAAGAAAGCATTGTTTGTTTTTGATAGCGATGCAAGCAACGAAACAGTAATCCTGAAATTCAATCTATGGGCTAGATACTACCTAAGTAAATACTTTACTAGCAAAGACGCTCCCTTTCATAATGATATAGATGAAAACAATCTGAAAGCTTACAGGGGAGAAATAAACAGTTACGCTGACATTGCATATCGTGGAGGTGCCAAAACAGCAAGGACAAAGCTTTTCGTAGCATTCTGTATAGCCAATGACCTAGACCATAAAAGAAAGTATTTTAAAGTATTAGCAACCGATGGAGTAAACAGTAAGCAGATAGTTACAGACGTTTACAATATGCTGATAACAATAGCAGATCTTTACCCTGAAATATTTGAGAAGACAACTGCTAAGAGAGAAGAAACAATGAGTTCGTTCACTACAAGCACAGGAGTTAAACTAATAGCTGACACCGTAGGAGTTGAACAGCGTGGAGCATTACAGGAAGAAGCTAGACCTGACTTTATATGGTTTGAAGACTTCGAGAACAGAAAGACTTTAAGAAGTGCAGTCCAGACAATATCAATCTGGGATAATATGGAAGAAGCCAGAACAGGACTAAGTAAAGACGGAGCTTGTGTTTATACTTGCAACTATTTATCAGAAGCAGGAAACGTACACAAGATAGTAGAAAAAGAAGATAGTTTAAATATAGTAACAATCGTTCCGATTATAAAAGATGGAATAATAAGCTGGGAGCGATACACAATGGCAGACATAGAACAAATGAAGAAAGATGATGATGACTTTGAGGGAGAAAGGATGTGCAACCCATCATCACAAAAGAATGTTTACTTTAATAGAGAGCAATTAAACAAACAGATAAAACTTGAACCGATAAGAGAAACAGCAGACTTTAAGATATTCCACGAGTTTGACCCTAGCCACAGATACGGAAGCGGACACGATATTGCAGGAGGCGTAGGGCTAGATAGCTCCACATCAGTATTTATAGACTTTGATACAGTCCCAGCAAGAGTAGTCGGAACATTCAGAAGCGATTTAATAAAGCCCGAAGCATTCGGACACGAGATACTAAGAGAACAAGAACTATTCCCGGGAAGTATCGCAGGAGTAGAAAATAACTACGGAGCAGAAGCAATCTTAGTTTTAAAACAGAGCAACGCTAATTTATATACAACACAACCCAAAGAAACCAGACTATCAGAAACACAGCCAACAGAGTACGGATGGAAGACAACAGCCCTCTCAAAGCCTAAAATGCTATCAGCATTGAACAAAGCGATAGAAGATGGGCTATTAGACCTAAACGACATAGATTTGATTAGAGAGCTTAAAAGCTATACAAGAAATGATTTGATTGAAACAGTAAAAGACCCTAGACTTACAACTAGACATTTCGATTTATTAATGGCTTGTGCAATAGCTTGGATGATGAAAGACTTTGCAACACTAAAAGTAACAAAAATATATAAACAAGAAGAAACAAAACCATTATATAGCGATATAGGAATATAAATATATGATAAAAAGAAACTTAAAAGATGAAATAGCAAAACAGGCTTTAACAAGCATTGCTTTTGCTAGAAGACATAAAGCAGGTAAAATATCTAATTGGCAAAAGAACGAAGAGATGTATTACCAAAAGAAAAAGCCGACTGTAGCTAACAGGGCTAACGTTTCTTTAGGAAGAATGCAAGAATTTGTTCATACTTTATGGAGCAAGATTGATAATCCTCTAATATTTAAGTTTACTAAAAGAAAAGAAAGCCAACTAAAGCGAGTAAATCTATTAAATTCACTAAGACAATCAGATGCTAATGATGATTATTGGGATATAAAGGATTTAGTAGGAAAGAAACAAGGAATAATCTACGGTAGATGTGTCAATAATTTCTTTGCAGAAAGTCTTAATGGATACAAGGCACACTTAGAGAATGTTGATGTTTATGACTTCTTAATTGACCCTAGTGCAGGTGGTATTGATATTGAAAGAGCGAACTATATGGGCGATTATAGTGTAATTCTTAACAAAAAACAGTTAGAAGCAGGAGTTAAAAACAAAGAATACGACAAAGTCCAAGTAAAAGAATTAACAACTGGTAACGGAAACAAAGACGATAAGACAATAGAAGAACAAAACAAAGTAAATAGAACTATTGATACAGGAATTGTTTCAAAAGAAGTAGAGAATAAAACAGACCAGTTTAAGTTTTGGCGATGGTATGAAACTTTTGAGGGTGTTAGATATTATGTTTTAATGGACAACAAAGGACACTGGATTAAAGTAGAGAAGATGAGCGATGTATTTGCATCTAACTTATATCCTTACTGGACTTGGGCATCTTTCCCAGACTTAACAGAGTTCTGGACTCCCTCTTATTGCGATTATGCTAGAGAGATATTTATGGCTCAAGATGTTAGCATTAATCAAATGCTAGACAATGCAGAAGCTATCAACAAGCCGATGAAAGTAGTCAACACAGGAGCTATAGAAGACCTCTCACAGCTTAAATATAGAAGAGATGGATATATACCGACTAAAGGCAATTTTGATGCAGACAAGGCAATACAGATAATACAAACACCGAGTATAGATACACCGATGATAGTATTTGATAAGCTTGAAACTATACAAGAAAAGGCTTCAGGAGTTACAGCAGGAGGGAAAGGAGTCGAAGACACCGATGGAAGAGTTGCAATCTATGAGGGCAATCAAGCGGCGGCGGCGGATAAATTCGGACTACTAAATAAATCTTATTCATTCGGTTATGATAGATTTGCAAAACTATATGAAGCAGGAGTTAGAGAACACCTTAATAAAAAAGTAGCAGTTGATATTGTTGGAACAAGTGGAGTAGAGGTTACAAAGATTAGTAAGAGAGATTTGTTTAAGAAAGATGATAAGTATGGCGTATTAGTTGAAAGTTCTGCTAATGATGTCGCTAATGATATACAAGAACAAACAATCAA